TTTCTTTATCAACTTCACTACCAGTTGGTCCTGTAATTGTTGGATCAATTATTTTTGTAAACGGTGGAACGGTATCAGTTGGCACTGAATCTAAGTCAACTGTAAACATTAGTAAATGTCCTTCTGATGGATGATCTGCTATTACCCCTGTAACATACGTAATTGTATCTTCATTGTTTGCTGTGGTTATTGCAGTTTCTAATTTTATCTTTGACAATCCTGCTGTAATTTTACCATATGCTCCTAATATTGTGTCCCATTTAATTTCTTTACCATATACTAACTGTGAACCTGTTTTAGCATCTGCTTTTTTAGGACTTACATGAGCAACATTATCTCCTGTTGCTTCACTTAAAGTTTCTTTGCTTTGCAATAATCTAACTGTATTACCTTCTACATATAATCCATAATTGCCAAATGTTATTTCTTGACGTGTTAATAAATCACCACCAACTATACCATTGATATCAACTCCAGTAGCATCTTCATCATATACAGATGCAATAATCTTTTCTATAACGCCAAGTTTTTTAATTTTAGCAGGCGGTGTTAACCAAATTGGAATTGTAAATTGCATTGTAGCAATATCAATTTCATCATCAGTACCGTTTGGTATTGTACGTGATGAAAATGTTATATCACTTAATTCAACATAACTTAATGATGTCCAATCAAGCCAATTGTCTGTGGTTTGTAATTCTAATGCTGGATTAAACAACACTAATAACTGTTCTAATATTTGTAATTTTTGATCTGTATTATTTGAAAACAAATCACAGTTCATAGTTAATGTAAATGGTACAGCCATAATTCGTTCTATAGTGTGTTGATTACCTTGCGATCCCATATATGTTTTAGTTTCACTATCATAAGAACGTTCTCGTACATGAATCTTCTCTACATGAGTTGGCTCCATCATACGATTTCTATCTAATGCTAAATTTGAAATATAAGCCGCCATCTGTGGAACACTTACTAAAGCATTTTCAGATCCTTGTCTTAAAATATTTGCTACTTGTCTATTAATATCACCATATCTAACAGGTACTTTAATTAAATCTTGAACACCATCTTTGTCTTTACCTGTTTGATATTGAAAATTTGACATCATTCTAACAAATTGAACAATGTATCTTCGCATTTGCCCGTCATAAAAATGAGATATATTAGCCATTATGTCGTTGTATCCGTATCTTCAGTTGGTATTTTTCTTTCTTTATCTTTTAATGCTTGACTTAATGCACTTTTTTCATTAAGTGTAGTACCATCTTTGTTTGTAGTAATAGTATCATTATTAATAAATGAATGCTTATGAGTTAATTTAGTATCTAAATTAGTCATTGTCATTCTTACATCATCTTCTTGTTTAACCCATTTTGCTCCATTATATCTAAACAATCTGTTAGGTAAAAAATCTGTACGTAAATGATATTGTCCTTCGACAGCATTAGCAGGAAATGACGTACCAAAGTCATATATTTCTCCATTTGGTGCAATTCCATCGGCAGTTAGATATCCTTGTAAGTATCCTTTACTGCGTGGACTTGCTGTAACTCTACTTGCTTTAATATGTGATGTATCAGAATCAACATCACCTTCGTCTGCTGTTACTATAGCAACTTTGCCATTGTCATCTACAGGTAACACATATAATGGTTGCGTATTAAATCCTGATTGTGGCAAGTCTGCTTCTGCTTGTGCAATAATGGCATCATTAATTTCTTGATCTCGTCTACCAGTACCTTGCTTATATGAAATACTTTCTTCATCATTTCTAGTACCGAGAAAATCTCTAAATTCTGGAGAATCTCTAAGAGGTTTACATCTTGCTCTAATTAAATGTGGCCACCATGTTTGTGAAAATCCTTCTGCTGTAACATTAACATCTTCAACTTGATAAAAACGTTTTAGTGTTTCATCCATGCTGTCATCTAAACTATAGTCATCTTTTCTATGAGGCATCTCAAGAACATCGCCACTCATTAATCGTCTACCTAATCTATCAATCATATCAAGTTGATGAAACACAACAAATGGTGCGTCATTTTGCATGAATAAACCAAATTGTGTTAAATTAAAATCAACATCAGATACTGTATAAATTCCTCTTGCTGTGTATACATCTGATTCATATTTGCGATCTCTATTTTCTAATAAAAGAAGATCTTGTATGCTCATATGATCAATTATAGCACGTTTTGGCTGTGTAGCATCATTAGTTTCACCTTGATCATGTATTCCTACATACTTGTGAATATAAACATCGGTACCTCCGATATTAAACATTTCTTTAATGTTTCGATCGAAGAATTTAAAATCTTTACCTTTTTCAGGTTTGTATATGGATAGTCTAGGCATTGTACACATATTTATTGTTAAGAGCAAAGCGGTAAATACTGTACAATGGTTGACCAAGTACTTACAGCAGATAAAACTAACGAATTAAAGCAAGAAATCTATGATTATTGCCGCACTAGACTAGGTGATGGCATGGTTGAAGTAGAACTTGATCCAAAACACTACGAAACTGGATTAATAACTGCAATAGATAAATTCAAACAACGAGCAGAAAGTTCTGTTGAAGAATCATATGGATTTTTAGAATTACAAGAAGATACAAACGTTTATATATTACCAGATGAAGTTACAAACGTTAGACAGATTTTTAGACGTACAGTAGGTGGTGCAAATGCTACTGAAGGAGGTACGTTCTTTGATCCATTTGAATTAGCATACACAAATGTTTATCTTTTACAATCAGGTAGAATCGGTGGATTAGCAACTTATGAAATGTTTGCTGGCTATCAAGAATTAGTAGGTAGAATGTTTGGTGGTTTCATTAATTTCTATTATGATACTGTAACACGCAAATTAGAAATTGTACGTAGACAACGTAATGTTGAAACAGTTTTACTATGGATTTATAACAAAAAACCAGACGGCATACTCTTACAAGATATTTACGCAAAGCCATGGCTTAGAGATTACACTCTTGCCATTTGCAAAGTAACACTAGGAGAAGCAAGAGGTAAATTTGCCACAATTGCAGGTCCACAGGGTGGAACATCATTAAATGGTGATCAACTTAAAGCAGATGGACAACAAGAAATGGAAAGATTAGAAACATCTATAAACAATTACGAAGTAGGACAAACGCCTATGTCATTTGTAATTGGCTAATTGACAATCCAATAACTTTACATTATAATAAACACATGATCATCGGAATATGTGGTTTAATTAATAGTGGTAAAGACACCGTAGCAAATCATCTAATTAAAAAACACAAGTTCCATAAAACATCATTTGCAGACAAGTTAAAAGATGCTGTTGCTTCTATGTTTGATTGGGACAGATATATGCTAGAAGGTAAAACTGAACCTAGTAGACAATGGCGTGAATCACCAGATCCTTTTTGGAGCAAAGAAATAGGTCGTGATATAACACCTAGATACGTGTTACAACGTTTTGGAACTGAATGCATGAGACAAGGTTTGTATGATGGCATTTGGGTTAGTTTAACAAAAAAGCAAATGTTGGAACGTCCTGATATAAACTGGGTAATTCCAGATGTACGTTTTCCAAACGAAATTAAAATGATTAAATCTATAGGTGGAAAAATATGGAGAGTTACACGTGGTCCAGATCCAGGATGGTTTCACAAGTATCAATTAGAAAATATAGAACCTGATAATATTCATCCAAGTGAATGGAAATGGGCAAAAAGTGAATTTGATCTTATAATAAACAATAATAATTCAATAGAAAATTTATTTAACAAAGTTGATCAAGAAAAAGACTTATTACCATGGCAGTATAATGCCAAAGTCGAGTAAAACTAGTTTATTATTATAGTAACCTAAATTTTTTAAATGTAAATCTATAGGACCAGGATTTTCTTCGATAATTTTCTTCATTAATTCATGAAATTTTTTATCTAATTTAATAGGTGTGTTAGTATCACATATACCAGTTTCATATCCAAAGAAGTCATAAAATGAATCACCAACTCTAAACATTTCACCAACTGGCGGTGCAATATCTTTAGAAAATGCAATCTTCTGTCTTTGATATGCAACATAACATAACTTATCATTCTCATAAACTTTAAGACCAAAGCATTCATTTGGTTGTAATCCCATACTATAAAAATTACACATATTTCCTTCAAACTTTGGCTCTTCGTTAATTAAAATTGTTTTCATTTGTCTGGAACTAGATCTCCTTGTTTCCATTTAAGTCCAACTAAATGTAATACACGTTGACAATTTGCACATACAGTTTTTAGATTTTTAAAAGAACAATTATTTTGATTACCGTCTAGATGATATACGTTAAATTGCATATCATATTCTGATGTATATCCACATCTATCACAAATATGCTTCTTTTTATATCCTGACGTTTTCCATCGGGGTTGCTTTTTTATAACACCACGTAAACAACTGTCGCATTGTTTTCGATAATATGTTTTATCATTTTTAATATAGTTAATAGCGACGGGATTACCGCAATTAC